CAGAATTTCCTAAATCTATAGCATTGTCACGATTTAAACCCGTCGAGTTAACAGGTATGATTTGACTATTTACATCGTAAAATCGCAGCCCAGTATTTCCAGTGTTTATAAAAATATCACCTATTCTAGACCCAATACTCCCCACAACGGTGCCGTCTTTGCTAAATTTAACAATACTGCCATCACTTGTGCCACGACCAAAAACAACTGGCGCACCAGCGTCCCTAAAAACTTGTAGACTAAGACCGTTTTTATAAGTCATTCCTTCGACTGAATTGTCGGCTGGAAGTTCATTTGTAGACCCCACCAGCAAGTTGCCACTGGCGTCCACGCGCATACGTTCTGAACCACCAGTGTCAAATGTCATAACATCATCTGTGCTGGCAGATATCTTAGTATCGCCATCAGCGTCTAAAATGAGGTCATTGCCGTTAATGTCTACGTTGCCACTAAACGTACCAGTGGTCGCTTGCATCGGTTGGTCAGATGGATGTGTGCTTGTATGCTTTGCTAGTGAGTTATAGACAACGTAAATGTCATCGGTGGCTGCTACGCTATATCCTACTAGATTAACTGTAGTACCATCTGTCGTATACGATTCAGTAGGTTCCTGACGAACGTGGTTAATAAAAAGGTCTATGCTTTCTGGACTAGATACAGCATGGGACAGAGTTAGGCTAGAGCCTGTAGCCCCTGTTAAATCCTGCTTTGGGGGTATCTTAGAAAACCCTACAGTTTGTTGATTACCTATGTACGCCATAAATCACCTATGTCGAAATATCGTCGATAACGCTTACCGTCACGTCGAGCGAACTAACTAGCGAACTGCGAACAAACAAACGCTCTCCGGCCTGCACAAGTATAGATTTGTCTATGACCAGTGACGAACCTGTTGGGATTGGCGTCTGCTTCTGGATATAATGTGCATTGTCAATCGCTACAGTGTTGCCCATGCCATCACCGTGCGCAGAACAGCTGTAATACAATGAGGCTGGTGTTGTATCTGTAATGACAATTTCTGTTTTCGCGCCAGCTGACCCAGCTGTACCCGTAGTTGTAACACCGGTTGTGTAAGCAGAGCCGCCAGCTGCGGTCTTAAATACTATCTGATGACCAGCATTTGTAGAATCTGATTGGTCAAACACATAAGTAAACCCTCGATACAGCGTAATTGCTGGCTTTTGATTGCCGCCTAGAACGAAATAACCGCCAGCTACCCCAACGCTAAAGGTAAAATAATCACCAGCGCCTCGGTCAACCGCAGCGCCAGTCAAAAACACATCAACTAAAATACCACTTGCCGCTGTGTTGCAAAGATGTAAGCCCGTAATATTGTCAAAACTGTCAAAATCTGACCCATCTGGTATGTCTGCCGCCGTCGTGCCAACACCCGTTAGTCTAAATGGTCTGAAATTTTGTGGCATCTTTTAGTCCTCGTTAAGCTAAAGTGCGGCCGCCATTGCAATGACAAAGCCTTTCGTGGCAAAGGACGAAGTATTTACAGCTGCCACGTTGTTCCATTGGGTTCCGTCGTAAAATTTTAGGTTCGAGTCGGTGGTGTTAAAGTACAAATCTCCTGGCGCAACTGTATGGCCAGCGCTTGTATGAGCATTTTGCGCAGCTGTATCGTCAGCATGAGCGCCGTAATAAACCTGATCGAAAGTCGCAACCGCGTTTTGCGCTTCTATCGCGTATGCTTTTGCAGATTTATTTGTGCCATCGACAGTTTCTGTGCCGTCAACATAATAAGATGCCCAATCTTTTGCAGAATGAGCGCCGGTCGATCCTCTGTTTATGCTCGATACGGCATAGGCCTTGGCCGAAAACTCAGTGCCATCAACAGTCGTGCTAGTGTTTGGCGTAGCGCCGCCCCCTATCGCCCATTGAATTGCAGCACCGCCGCCGGTTGCGCCCGTAACACCAGTACCCCCGTTAGCCCATGCTTTTGAACTATATTCAGATGTGGTGGGTATGACGCCATCTATCTTAACAGCATATTGCTGGGCGGTGGTTACATGGCCTTGCGCGTCATTCGAGTGTCCTTGTGCCGTAGAAGCAGCAGCTTGTGCAGCTGATACAGCGGCAGTCGCAGTAACGCTTGGCCCCCAGATAATTACATTTTCGTTGCCCGACACAGCTGGTGTGCCTGGTGCAGTAGAAAATGTAATCTGGTTGCCGGATATAGTGTAATCGTCGCCAGGATTTCTCAAGGCTCCGTTCACAAAAACAAGTACGTCAGTATTAGAAGTGTAAGAAAATGACAGCGTGAAAGTAGTTTGCGATCCAGTACCTTCAAATTTATCAACAGTCGATGCAGTGGTAGTAATGGCAGCGTTTGCCAGCAGTATCCATTTGTCAGCAGCTAAGTCAGTATCAAAAACATTTCCAGAAGTATGCGCAGTTACAGCAAGATAAGTTGCAGCGTTATTGTCAACAAGGTCGCCAGCAGCGTAAGCGCGGCCAGCTGTCCAGTTTCCTTGGACGGTATAGCCCTCTAACCCAATTAGTGCCAGCGTATCAACGCCCAGTGAATTTGCATGAACTGACTGGTTAGCGAGTTTGCCGTCGTCGCGTTGTATCAAACCAATGTTTGTGTTTAGTCCAGTTAGGTTTGTTCGAGCAGAATTAAGTTCATTGTCGATCTGTACGGCTGGTAATGGCGTTGTCGGATTAACCGTTTGGTGATCGTCAAAATTAAACTGTCGAGCGTATGGTGTTGGCTGTGCCATAAGCGTCCTCGTCACACAATTCCGTTTATGCTGGAAAGTATATACTTATTTTCGACAGGTTTCAACAAAAGCTAAAGATTGAAATTTTGCCCAAATTTGTATGTGAGGCCATAATACAATAGCTGCGCGATGTGTGACCAGGCCGGGGGGCGGGTCGGTCGGGTCGCATTGGATGGATCACGCGCCTGCCCGATCACTTAGTGCCTGCCGCACCATTGCCTGCGTTGTAATCGTTAGGTTTATTCGCTGGCTTGCGGCGTAACGTCTGTCGCCAGTGCGCTGCGCTGCGTTTCCCAGCTATCAATTAGCCGCGCCAGTTCGTCCGGCGACATTTCGGCCAGCGTCTTGCCGTCGCTGCCTTGTTCAGCTGCCTTGCCCAGATCACCGGCCAGTTCGAGCGCAGTTCGAGCAGCTGAAACCCTTGCTGATGCTGGCGCATCAATGTCCAGCATGACTTGGCGCAGCGTATCACCGGCAACGTTCGCAAGATCGGCTTGGTAAAGCGTCTGTCTTGCCTGCCGCATCAACGCAATTATAGATGGGTTGCGGGTCAGTTCATAAGCTGACTGTTTGGGATGCGCATATCCGGCAAGCCGTGCCGATTCGGTTGGGTTCTTGTTTTCTTTTACTAGGTATTGCACAAAATCACGTTGCCGGTCTGTGATTTCTCTTTTTCTAATCTCGCCCAAGTCCTGCAATTCCTTATGTTTTTACTGTCGATATTGTAGGCTGCTTAAACATACTTGACAACATCAGCAATTTCTGCCGGTATAATGTGCAAGCGGCGAAGCCGACCACAACGGTCGGCAGCCGCACTAATAGGAGCGACCAAAATGGAAAAAGACACATTACAGCTTATTGTTGACGCTGCTTTTGCAGTACGCAAAGCCCACCAGTCGATGAGGTCTAACGCTTACAGCATGACGGACATCGAGGCCGTGCGTTGGCATGAAAATAAATTGTGGGACTTGTACCAAGAGCAAGAGCATAAGGAGGCCGGACAATGACATATATCCATTCTGTAATTGGCATACTGTTCGGCTGCTTTGCAATCATGGCATTGACGGCTTTACCGTTCACATACATCGCGGTCGATGGCATAGCTGCCGCAATCATGGCAACCATATGCGGATTGTGTGGCCTGCTTTGCCACACATTTCTGTCAGCTGCCGAGCAAGCAGAGCGTCGGCAGCGCGAGGACATTCAGCATCAGCTGCGCTGGAAAGCCCGTAACAATGGCTAGAGTTCTGATAGGCTGCGAAACATCCGGCATCGTGCGCAATGCGTTCCTCGATGCCGGACATGACTGCTGGTCATGCGATTTGCTGCCGAGCGACACACCCAGCAACCGACACATAACGGATGACGTGCGCAACGTCATCCAATACCAACGATGGGACATGATCGCGGTCATGCATCCACCATGCACCCGCCTTTGCAATTCCGGTGTGCGCTGGCTGCACAAAGCGCCGCCTGACCGGACGCTGGCAGATATGTGGCGCGAGTTAGACGAGGGCTGCGCCCTGTTTTCTGATTTGTGGAACTGTGACATCCCGCTGATCGCGGTTGAAAACCCAGTCATGCACAAATACGCAAAAGAGCGCATCCGCAATTTTGAGCCGCATAGCCAATCGGTGCAGCCTTGGCAATTCGCTGACGCTGACGATAGCGCCGACAACGTAAAAAAGCGCACCTGTTTTTGGCTGCGCGGACTGCCCCAGCTGCAAGCTACTGGCAAGCTGGACGGCAGCACGGCGCGTGACGAGTGCCACAAAGCGCCACCAAGCGCTGACCGCTGGAAGATCAGAAGCAAGTTTTATCACGGGATTGCTGCGGCTATGGCTGCACAATGGGGCGCTATTGCCCAAGCTAGTCCGGCTGCGGCCTGACTGTTGAAAAGTAGGAGCGACAACAATGAAAAAGATATACAAATCCGGCACGAACAAAGGCAATCGCCGCGTTTGGATCGAGGGCAGCATATTACTGCAATTCGGTTTTGTGCGTGGGCTGCGCTTTAACCGATTAATGCAGAGTGACAGCATTGTCTTGATCCCGCACACCGAGGGCAAGCATCGCGTGGCGGGTACGGATAAGCGCCCGATTATTGACCTTAACGGCAAATATCTGAATGACCTGTTCGGCAGCCGGACGCATTTTGCCGCCAAATTTTCGCCTGCAAGTAGGCCAACCCGTTTACCGGTCAAGCAAGCAATCGACATCACGCCATGCAATGAGGCCGGACAATGAAACGCTGGACGGCCACGGGCAAGCGCCTAAACGGCCGTGCTGGCCGCTGGGCTTATGTGCATGACATGGGGCTGGTGGTTGAGCATTGCCGACACATGACCGCGCTGCGCCCGTATTACGCAACATACAACGGTCAATACCTAACCAAGAAAATGCTTTGCCGCAGCATGTCCGCAGTCAACGGCTGGCAATCAACTGAAGAAGATTTTGCGCAAGCGGCTGACCAGCTGCTTGCCGTTAAAAACCTGCGCGAAATGCAGGACATAGCCGAACACTGGCTAAACACGAAAGGATCAAACCAATGACACCAGAAATCAAACAAATCCAAGAGCAACAAGCCTATGGCATAACCATCGCCCAAGTGGCGCAGTGCATCGACAATCACGGCGGCGATCACCTCGAATACTCAGGGTCGATCGCTAGGGCTGCGACTAACCAGCTGGCCATGCTGGCGGCTGCCGGAAAGTTTACACACGACCAGCTGCAACACTTGGAAAACATTAAGCTGCTGCTGAACCGCATCACGCTGGCTGAAAAGCTGCAAACCCAGGATTTGACTATTAACCGCATGGAGATTGCACAATGATACACCTCGATCATTTACAAAAAAACGGCAAGCCCGTTTTGCACATAGACAAAACTGACTGGTTAGCGTTGACCAGTGACATTACCGACCATTTTGTGCATTTGATTTTATCAAACGTACAAGCAACGGTGACAGTAGAAACGCCGGAGGGCGATATTATCTACACAGATGAGGCGCAAGAAATATTCAACCACCAGCTAGATAATGTCGAGCGCACTTTGCTTGATTGGGTCGAGGTACAGTTTACAGACGAGGAGGCAGCACAATGACCTTTGACGATTTTATAAACGACTTGCAGGATCAATTTATTTTCGACATTCGCGCCGAGCCGACACTGATGGAAAAGCTGCGCAGACTGTGGATCAAAAACAATCCGCAGGATGTTGAATCCAACGAGCAACAATAGCCGAAATCAGGCCGCACAGGCGGCTTGATCGTGTCGGGGATGGTTTCCCGCGCCTGATGAGGCGAACCGCATCAGAAACGCAAAATAGGAGCGACAACGATGAAAGTACATCACACAAAATACAAGCCACGCTATGAGGCATATATTCTCGATCACATCGAGGAAGATTATGACGGCAACGCTTTAGAAACAAGGCAGGAAAAAATCAAACATTTGTTTCATAGATTCAATGGCGAATATGGGTGGCGCATTGAGCAAGCCGGGAAGCGTCAAGCTATGACCGAATGGCTGCAAGGTTTGGCGATTAGCTTTGCCTGTTACAATGGCGAGATAATCGACCTTGCCATCGAAATGGGATCAATAGACGAGAATCCAAGCGACCAGCTAATCAGTAGAGTTTTAGAGGGGTATTTCCCCTTTATGGCAAACATAATCATCGGCATGGAATCGGAGGCAGCACAATGACAAGCTGGGATTGTGGAAATTGTAACCATCACTGGCAAGCAGAGCAGCATCAAGAGTGTTGCCCCAGCTGCAACAGTTGGGCTGTTATGACAACGGATGATTGGAGTGTCGAGGATGCCATTGACCAAGCAATGGGTAATGATTAAGCCTTAACCTTACGAGGACGGCCACGCTTTTTAGGCGCTGGCCGTTTTTCTTTGCGCTGCTCGACATCATACGCTATCGCAGCGTATCCCGCCAAATCCCTATAGCTATCCGTTGAGCCGCGATTTCCTTTAATCCTTGCAACCTTAAACAAGCACATAATCATCGCCACGTCATCCGGCGACAATTCACGATCCAGATAGCCGCCAATCAGTTGAGCCGCGCATTTCATGTTTTCCAGCGGGTCGCCAAACTCTTTGTCTCTATCACCATCTACTGTCTTTTGCGCAGACGCTAATAATTCAGAACGGAATGTCATCGTTAAACACCTCTCTCTTTTTTGGTTTTACAGATTCAATCTCAGCACCAGGCCAATGTTGTTTGACCTCATTTACAAAGCTATGTTTGGTATCGAGCAGCCGGACTACATCATCGAGCGTGTAGGTGATCGCATCACTGTCCACAAACTTGGCGTCACCGGCATCTTGGACAAACGCATACTTCTGGCCTGCATCACCTCTGTGATACCAAACGCCGAACACTTGCGGCTTATGGCCAGCTGCTAACACTCTCTTCTCAAGCACTCGCCAGCCCTTTATCATATCGCTGCATCGAGCAACAACCTCACTCACATCATCACCGCGCAACGCATTATCCAATCTGATACGCGCTTGCTCGAACCTGACAGCCAACGCTGGGTCAGCTAGTCGTTCCAGCTTACCAATGCCCCACCTCACCTCAACATCACGGGCAACCGCATCAAGTGACCTAACCGCTGCATTGATGGTCTGTGCTTTTCCTGCATCGTTATACATATCAGGCACTGGCTCATACTCGTCGCCGCGCTTTTTCGCCTGCCGTTTTACGCCTGCCCACTTCCCTGCCTGCATTACGCCACCGCCTTGCCAATCCGCAAGGATGGCATTGCGGAAGTAATGCCTTGGGGGTATGGGGGTTTTACTTCCGCATTACTTCCGCATTTTTTCACGTTTTTGGGCTTCATTTCCGCGTCATTTCCGCAAACCATTTTCTTACTTCCGCAGTTTTTGACCATTTTGGGCTTCACTTCCGCTGTTTTTGGCCTTTTTGGCCTTCATTTCCGCAATTTCATTGATGCTTTTTATGCTGTCTATCGCCCGTGTTTGCGCCAATCCTAGTTCTTCGAGAACTTGTTGTTGCTGTTGCAGCACATAGACGCACCGGTTTATGTTGGCTTCCATCGCCAGTATTCTTTGTTTGCTGATCCACATTGTCGCTATCCTATCTGTATGGTCGCCAAGCGCCAAACTCGGTTCCGTCATGCCAGGCGTCATATGC